ACAGGATATCGTTCAGGATCGTACTGCATGTAACGCCAAGCAGTCTTCTCAACTAACGGGATGATGAACTTCTCTTGGAACTGTGTGATTGTCCGTCGCTGACGTTTGATGATTGCAGACAGCGCAGCATTCATCGAATCAGCATCAGCACCATTGGTGGCACTGTCAGGCATTGCAGAGCTATCAATCGTGCCTGTGGCTTGAAGAAGGTAACGCTCGAATAACTGTGCAGTTTCTACGTTAAGACTAGATGTTTCACCAAACTTCAGCGGCATCAACACATCGCCGGGTGCGCCATTAGTGAGAATGGATTTACCGGGACTTACAGTGAACTTGAATCCACGCGGCATCCTTGTTGCATCAATGCCCATCATGGGAACAGAAGTCAGTGCTGTGGAGTCAAGATGACTACGGACTTGGGAGTCAATAGTCTTTTGCATGTTGTAGCCTTTCTCAGCCACGCCACGACCCCAAAACTTACCCGGTCGAATATCGGCAGGGGCAGCAACAACAGGACGATCACCCATCATGTAGGGCGACTCTTCAGCTTTCAGCAGTTCACCGTCGTTAGCAATAACAACAACTGCCTCAACCATGTCTTCGTACAGTTCACCGATATTTGCTGTGCTTTCTTCAAAAAGCTCAACGTAATCGTTTTCCTTGCCTTCAAGTAGTTCACGAGGAACTAAGCCGTAGTAACGGATAACTTTTACACGATCAGCATCAAGCCTCGCGTTTTCTTCTTGAACCGTTTCAAGCTGTGTGTCAGGAGGATCGAACCCTAACTTCCTAGTAATGTAGATACCTGCTTCCATGTCACGGATGATTTGGAAGGCTGGTGTGAACTCTTCAACAGCAACGCCCATAGCTTCGTCAACTGTGCTTGCAGCAGGGTCAATGACGAAGTTGCGGGGATGCACCGGATGAACCTTGACGCAGAAGTATTCATACTCTTCTGTACCAATCGCTGCCATGCCGGGAAGCGGAAGCTCTTGCGTGGCAGGACGCTTCTTCTTTTCTTTCTTGACAATCAGTTCAGCAATGCCTGTACCAAACACAGCCATGTTGAGCGTACATTCACTGATACCTAGCTTGAAGTGGTTCTTGTCGCAGTCTTCTTTCAACTGATTCTTCATCTGCTCGACATCAGTCTTGTCTTGATCGGGACCGTCGTCAGAAATATCGAAGAATCCGCCTTTACCGAAAGTAGCTTCTTCCAAGTCACTTTGCCAGTTCTCAATAGCCTGCTGCAACGCAGGAGTGACGACACGACTACGTTCAGTGTCACGAACACGATCATCGCTAGACCATACACCGAGCCATAAGCGTTCGTACTCATTCCACTTGTTATCGTAATCACTGATGCGGGCTTGTCGCCATTTGTTCACATGCTCTACAACAAAAGAAACAAGCTTTCTTTCGGTAGAAGTCATCTCTTTTGCTTTTGTTTCCATTAGTAACCTGTAAGTTGATCTTGAACTTCATATTCATCCACATCCTCAAAGGTAACAGGGATTGTGGACACTTGGTCAATGTAGCTCAGTGCGTCTAGTAAGTCATCGTGCGTCTTGCTGTCAGGGAACTGCATCATCTGATCGAACAGAACCCTGTTCCAGTCACCACGATTGAACTTGATCCTCCCGTGTTCCATACGCCCCTGAAGGGACCACACAATACGGTCAGTCTTCTTTTTGTTACCGTGAGTCAGATCGTCAATGGAAACGTAGTACCGCATACGAACCATCTGTTCCTTCAGGTAGATCATCAGTGCGTTCTTCAAAGCACCTTTTTCAATACCGATCCTGCCGATCTTCGCATCCCGTGCTGCTTTGATGATTTTGATGGAGGTTTCCCTCACATCCCATCTACCGTGAATGATTTCTTTGACCCACCATCCACCAGCATGAACCTTGACCACTGCAATAGCGGATTCGTCAAGGTGTTTCTTCTTGTTAACGGATTCCTTGGAGACTTCTTCAAAGCCAGCCAAGTCAACTGCTAAGTAATATTCACCATCTTCGGGTTCTTCTTCTTCGACCTTCCACCAGTCAGGCTTGAACACATCAGAGGCAGCAGCTTCAAAGCTTGCTTCAAACTCTTGACGGAAAGCAAAAGAACTCATGGATTTTCTAGCTGCCTCAATCTCTGAGTGTTTCAAAATTGGGTTATCGTAGCTGGTGAAATGCCATCCTTTCCAGTCAGGATCAGTCCCTTTCTCAGCGTAATCGTAGAGATCGTAGAAATGATTTCGCCCGCGAGGCGTCCCAATGAATACAGCATCGCCTTCTAAGTCTGCTAAAGCAGGACGCAGTACTTGTTCCCACACAAAAGGCTTTACGTCAGCGTATTCGTCAATGACAAGAAACTTCAATGCAACGCCACGCATTGTATCGGGTCGGTCAGCACCTTTAAGTGAAATAACAGCACCGTTTACAAGGGTGATTTGAAGATTATTGATGTGGCTGGCAGTGATTAAATCCTTACCTAACTCAAACAGCTTTGCCCACATAATGTCGCGTGCTTGCTGTTGCGTAGGGGCAACGTACCACACCGCACCTTTTGTAGACTTTAAAGCCTCGACAATTAAACGCCAAGCCGCGTAGTGAGATTTACCGCACCGTCGGCCAGCAGCGATGACTTTAAAACGAGTAGGGTCGTTCCAGACAGTACGTTGCCAAGGTAAAAGTTCAACGTTGAGGTTCATACCGGAAGATAAGTATCCATATTGCGGTACGCTTGCATGTAAGCGTCGTATTTTTCTTTGTTAGCTTCTCGATACTTTCGTTTTACTGCTCTTATGGCTTCTTTGTTCTGTTGTCTGTATTTTTTGTTATGGTTTGGATTAGAGTCTCGCCATTTTTTAGAAGCTTCTCGGCGGCGTTGTTTTCGTTCTTCTTCAGTCATTAGAAGCGTCCTTAAACTCAATATCATCAGCTTCAATTGTCTGCATGTCTGCTGTTGGTTCATTTAATCCGACAATGTTAATCTGAATAGCTGATCTGCTTTCGCGTGCTTTCTCGAACATCGACACAGGCAGGATTCGATCTAAGCACAGCTTCAGTGCCACCATCTGATCCTTGTCTTCGTCATTCAGAGCCTTGGCAATAACCTTGTTGACTAACTTCGTACTGTCAGCACTGTTTAGCAACCGTTCTTTGAGTTCTTGAACCTTGGTTCCTAGTTCTTTGGGTCTTCCTAACGCTTTTTTGGTGTTTTTAGATTTAACTGTGCCTTTAGGTCGCCCAACGCTTCGGTTTTGCACCGGGGATTCATTTAACACAGCCACAATGGGTTCAATAGTTGAATTTTCCATTTGCATCCTTTAATTTACACACGCAAAGCGTTTTTTGCTGTGTTTTTTGCTTTATATAGTTACTACATAGTTAGCTTTTTATGTAGAGGAATATCGTTTGATGATGTTCACAACGAATACTTATGAGAGATGACCGTAATGAGAGTTCACAATGAGTTCTCAAGCAGGTTTCTATGAGAGATATTGAAATGAGTGCTCACATTCCCTGTCATGATTCATAAGAAGGGTATATTATAGCATATTTTTCAAGATTTGTCAAGCTCTTTCTGACTATTCTTACTTGATAGTTAGCTTGACAAGCCTTGAACAGCGGGGATGGTAAGCTTTTACTAGGCTCCGCAGAGCAATTTTGTACTGTGCAGCTAAATCTGATTATTTTCTAACTATATCAGTTAGTTAATTGCCTATTTTTTAGGCAGTCTTATTTTGATTTTTTAAGCTTGTCAGGGTCCCAAGCATTTGCAGCCACAAAGCCACAATGACCCCCCCCTGTCCAACGTTAGTGAGTACTAACTAACTAGTATACTAGCACTATAGTGCATCCAAGCAAGGACTGTGCCATGCAGTATAGTGCATGAGCGTCAGTCATGACGCTGCATTAGTGAGTACTTACATGGTGCATTCGACATAATCACTGTTATGCGACGCTGTAAGTTAGTGAGTACTAGCTAGCATTGTGTAGTATAGTGCCTGTGGATAACTTGTGGATAACTATTGAGCAATGTGTGAGGGATTGTTGAGCACCACATAGGCACTGTATTGCCACTACATTGCAACTGTGTTGCATCAGCATAGGACTAAGCAAAGACTGTGCCAATTACTGAATAGTTAACTAGTCATTGACAAGCACACATACACTGTGCTATTCGCACGCATCCACGCGTTGTTGTATTCAGCACACATTCTCAACTAATCCTTTCGGGCTATCTAACTACGAAAGTTGAAGCGAGGCGCGCACAGACCCGAGAGTGTGTTATGGTTCAGTCATGGCACCGCAATGCAGCGGCGCCATACACCTAACCTTACTAAGCGAGTAACTATCATGCCGATGCCCAAGGAAGAGAAAAACGCCAAAGCCCGCGCCAAG